ATCCATACAGGACTAACACCCGCTTCCGTAAGGTGGATGGGAAGTGGGAGCCGATCGAGGAAACAAAAACAAGAGATGTTCTCAAAACCCCGCCGACTGCACAGGAGAGGGCCGATGGCCGAGAGAGAGCAAAAACCAAGGCGGCAGACGAGGCGAGACAAATGGCGAAGGTCCGGAGAGCAATCGTGAAGCGACAGTCAATCGGCGATCCCTCATGCGTCCAGAGTCGCAGCGAAGACTTTCCTCTCATCGAGGCATTGCGCCGAGAAGGACGTGAAGAGCTGATCGCTGTTGTTCTTCGCTATCGTCGACTGGTGGCTTTGTGTGAGGCTGAGCCATTGAAGGGGCTGGACTACAGCAAGGCAGATGGCGGTGAGGTTGTCCGCGAAACCAAGAAGATGACGCCGGAGGCCGATATCGATAGGGCGGCGGCATCGGATTGGAAAGACGTCCCCGACGGAGAGATAAAGGTTTCCACCAAGGTCAAAAAAAGCAAAGGCTCGCACGCCATACCTTCGCGCAGGACGGTGGTAGCTTCCAACGACAACACCGCATCCGGTAGCGTCATCAAGACCGAAAGCCTGCATGTGAAGATCACCGACGAAATACTGAACGAGCACATTGATGCCAAGCCTATACTGGCCGAGCTTCGTTACTCAATGGGGCCTCTGGTGGATCCGTTCGAAGACGCGGTTCTTGGAGCGCAAAGCTATTCTGAGATCGGGCGATCCAAAGGAGAGGGAGCCAAACCGGCTGTAGCTGGTCGCGCATTGGTGGGGATGGCAATCGGAACCATCAGTGTGAAATGGCAAGAGATCGATAAGCGAGAGGCTCGACTGGCAGAGTCCGCACTAAGCCGTTTCCGTAACCGCGCAGCATAGGGACCGCCACGCGCATTCAAATCCCCGAGGGTTGAGAGGGTATCGAAAGATACCTTCGCCCCTTTGCGGTTACGACCGCCCCGCCGTCATGCTGCATTCGGTGCAGCCGCTGAACGCAGCGGGTAACTATGGCCGACCCAATCCTCTGCTTGCAAGCTTGGCCCTGAATTGGCAGGCGTGCACCACGGACGCGTGGTGCTTGGTCGGGATCCTTTATCGTGGAGTAGAGCAGCCCGGTAGCTCGCCAGCCTCATAAGCTGGAGGCCGTGAGTTCAAATCTCACCTCCGCAACCAATCCCATGCGCGTTCTCCTCCGCTTGCATGGTGATCGTGCGGCTGGTTGAGTGTGACCCTGTTAGCGAAAGCTTGGCAGGTCGTGCACGCTCCCAGCCGCTTTGAGTTTCACAGCCTCGCGTCTGTCCTGCGCAGATGCCACTGAATGACCGCTTGTGTTTCCTGATAGGAGCAAGCGCCATGGGTGGATTGGATAGCCCTTGGGCAAGGCAAACTTTCAAGCCGGTATAGCTCAGTAGGTAGAGCGCCTCCTTTGTAACGAGGATGTCGTGGGTTCAACTCCTTCTGCCGGCACCATTCATCTGTGTGTAGCTCAGTCTGGTCAGAGTACCGCACTTGGACTGCGGGAGCCGCTGGTTCGAATCCAGCCACGCAGACCAATTAACAGGCAACACAATGACAAAGCCCTACGGCCGCTCAGCGGAAGCCGCGCTCTACCGTCGCATGTACAAGACGGCACGATGGAAGCGCTTACGTGAGGCGCAGCTTGCTTCCGAGCCGCTATGTCGGTTCTGTCTTGCCATTGAGGATGTTACCGAAGCGACGGTGTGTGACCACGTCAAGCCGCACAAGGGCGACGAGGCGTTGTTCTACGACCCCGGCAACCTGCAATCACTATGCGCCCCGTGCCACGACAAGCTGAAGGCTCGCATCGAGCGAGGACAGCAGGCCGTGGTCATTGGCGTTGATGGATATCCTGTCGAGGTAGGCTGATGATGCGAGGAACTGGCAAGACCAAGGCGATGGTCATGGCGCTACCCGATGAAGGCGCATGCGTTGTGGTCCATAACGCATCGATGGTTCGATACGTAGAGCAGATGATCTACGACCTGCGCGGCAAAGACTTGATGAAGCGCTGCAAGGTTATCAGCGTATCCCGCCAGCATGATGCTGATCGCCTTCAAGGGTTGCGTATGCGGACGTTCGTTGACCATGCCTTCTGGTGGTTGGCCCATGATCTCCACCTTGTACGCCGCGTCGAGTGTCTCGTCGATCGCATCAACTATCAGTTTCTCGACATGAAGGCGGCTGCCTAACCCACCGGGGGTGGTCGGAAAGTCGACGATCGCCCCGCCCAAGGACCGCCGGGGTAACGCAATTCAAATGCAAACACAGATTTTTGCCTAGCGCGTGCGCAAGCGCGCGTGCGCGAGGGGATTCCGCATGTCTGATAAGAAAAGCCGCGTCGACAGCGTTGATGAGGCCGTGAGGATTGCCTCTGCGGCTTCTGAGGAGATCCAGTTTCCTGAAAACGTGCCGCTCGACGACGGCGACGTCCCATTTTTCAAGAATGTCATCGCCGAATATGCCCGCGCCGATTGGTCGGCGCACCAGCTTGAAATTGCCGCGATGCTTGCCCGCACGATGGCAGACCTAGTGAGGGAGCAAGACCTGCTTCGCACTGAGGGCTCGGTCGCAGTCACTGAAAAAGGGACGCCCGTAGCAAACCCGCGGAAATCCGTGGTCCAGATGCACGCTTCTTCCATCCTTTCGTTTCGCCGATCACTGGCGCTGCATGCGCGCGCCGTACAAGGCGAGGCGAGGGACGCGGCTAAGCGGCGAGACCAAGCCAAGGAGATCGAGGCAGGCGTCAGATCAGATAGCGATTTGCTTGCGTAGGAGTTTCGTTTGCCGAAAGGTGTGGATAGCAAAACTGGCAATGGCACTCGCTTCAAAGACCGATCCGGGACGAAAAACGGCCGCTTGACGTTCACCAAATGTGTAGGCGAAACTGTTCATAGGCACAAAATATGGGAAGCTGTTTGCGACTGTGGAAACACCACTACCACCTCTTCTCCACATCTGACCAAGTCCTGTGGGTGCCTGCAAAAGGAGGTTGCTGCTGAGATACTGCGTTCACGATCTCTTCCGGATGATGAGCGGTTCGCAAGGGTGCTGGAGAACAGAACCAGACAGCGGCAGCGACGAAAGTCCGATCCCAGATCTGCAATGCAGGCCCGCTTAAGCAGGTTGCACCGGCACGCCCTCGCCAGGGTTGGGGCGATCAAGACTTCCAAGACGTTCGAACAACTCGGTTATACCGTCGATGACTTTGTTCGTCATGTCGAGCGCCAATTTCACTCGGGTATGGGATGGCACAACATGAGTGCATGGCAGGTTGATCACATCGTTCCTGCAAGTTCGGCCCGAAACTTGGAGGACGTCGTAGCGCTCAACCAGCTTTCGAACCTACGCCCAATGTGGGCCGACGAAAACAACAAAAAGAAGAACAGCAGGACAAGCCTCCTTTGAATGGCGCGCTTGCCCTTTGAGGGCGGATGATGAACGGCCAAAATCTGAGTTGGCCGCCAAGTGTTTTGGAGGCGATTAAGAGCGGTCCCACCCCACTAAGGCGGGACTGGCGCAGACTTCCGGTCAGCGAGCTTACGAGAGGCGAAAAGGTATGCCGATTTATCGAGGGCTTTTTGGTTGTCCCGGAGGGGGATCTCGTCGGCCAACCTATCAGGCTTCTTGACTTTCAAGAGTGCTTCATCCTGGCGGTCTACGACAACCCCCACGGAACGGGCAGGGCTTACCTGTCGATTGCACGTAAGAATTCAAAGACGGCAACAATAGCATGTCTTCTGTTAGCTCATATCGTGGGCCCGGAGGCGTTTCCAAACAGTCGTATGATGTCAGGTGCTCGGTCGCGCAAACAAGCGGCAGAGGTCTACAATTACGCCAGCAAGATGCTTCTGCTGTCTCCTGAGCTCAACAAAAAATACAGGCTTGTGCCGTCCAGTAAAACCATCGTTGGCTTGAGCAAAGCAGTTGAATATCAAGCCAGCTCGGCCGAGGCCAAGAGCGCGCACGGCGGTTCGCCACTCGTCGCCATCCTCGATGAGGTTGGCCAGATCAAAGGCCCGCACGACGACTTCGTCGAAGCGATCGTGACATCGCAAGGCGCCTACGGCGACAAGGCGATGATCTTCGCTATCTCGACGCAGGCAGCTACTGACGGCGACCTTTTCTCGCGATGGCTGGATGATGCCGAGACATCAAAAGCACCACGAACGGTTTCGCACCTCTACACTGCTCCGGCTGATTGCGACGTCCTCGACGAGGAAGCGTGGCAGGCCGCGAACCCGGCGCTTGGCAAGTTCAAGTCCGTTTCATCAGTGCGCGACGACGCAGAGCGCGCGGCACGTATGCCGACTGAGGAGGCCAGCTTCCGTTGGCTCCATCTCAACCAAAGGATCGATGCCAATGCACCGTTTGTGTCTCCGGCTATTTGGCGAGCGTGTAGCGCTCGAGTTGTGGACTTTGATGGTCTCCCTGTGTTTGGTGGGCTCGATCTTTCTGAGGTGAGCGACTTGACTGCTCTGGTGCTCATGGCGCCGAAAGAGCAGGACGGAAAGACCGTCTGGCATGTGAAGCCGACGTTCTGGTTGCCGGGAGACGGGATACGCGCGAAGGCAAAAGCCGACCGCGTGCCGTACGATGTGTGGCATAAGGATGGGCATCTCGAAGCCGCCCCAGGCAGAACCGTCGACTACGAGTTCGTCGCGCATCACTTGCGCGACCAGTTCGAAGAGATGGACATCCGCAAGATTGCGTTCGACCGGTGGAACTTCCGACATCTGAAGCCATGGCTGCAAAAGGCTGGCTTCACCGACGATCAGCTTGAGGGCGACGACGCAGTATTCCAGCCTTTCGGGCAGGGCTTCCAGTCGATGTCGCCGGCTCTCCGCGAGCTCGAAAGCATCATCCTCAACGGCAACCTTGCCCACGGCGATCATCCTGTGCTGACGATGTGCATGATGAATGCCACCATCAAAGCGGATCCTGCCGGCAATCGAAAGCTCGTCAAACACAACCGCGAACGCCGCATCGACGGCGCAGTCGCCTTGGCAATGGCAACGGCGATGGCCGGAACCTACGAGGTTGGCGATAGCGGCGACTTGGACGACTTCGTCAACAATATCATCTCTGTCACGTGGTGACGGGCAACCTAGTGGTGAGGCCTGATGGGCTTTTTTGAGAGATGGGTCGGAAGGCCTATCAAGCTCACCGATGGCGAGTTCTGGCGAGGCTTCTTTGGCCTTGGCACCACGTCCGGGGAGACAGTCACGATTGAGAGTGCCCTATCGCTTGATGCGGTTTGGGCGTGCGTTAATCTCGTGCAAAACGCGGCCGGCACACTACCTTGCATCGTTTACGGCGAGGACGGCGTGACTGTCGACAAGAACGCTCCTCTATACGAGCTTCTGCACGACATGCCGAACATGGACGACACGGCGCCAGAGTTTTGGTCGATGGCGGCTATGTGCTTGCTGCTAGACGGCAACTTCTTCGCAGAGAAGAAGCTAGGTTGGTAAAAGCGAGTTAAAAAACAATGATTTAGGCTCCGTTTGGAGCCTTTTTCATCCGCTTTGTCGCTTCGCTAAAGGTCGCAGGAAAAACAATAACTTAGTGTGGTTTCGTGAAATTTGGTGGCGCTTGTAAGCGACATCGACGCGACAAGGAAACGGACATGGAACAAGATAATGACCGGGCCGACCTCCTGTATGGGGTGCCTGAAATTGCGGCCTTCATGGGGAGGACGCCAAACACAATTTACTATCTGGCCCGGAGTGAAGATTTTCCGACATTCAAGATTGGTGGCAAGGTCTGCGCTCGGCGTTCTTCCATCAATGCGTGGTTGGCCCAGCTTGAGAACAGGGCGCGCAGCGGATGAAGGATATAGACTGGTACAGCTCCAACAAACCTTCGTTTAGCCACAATGAGGAAGCTCGGTTTCGCTTTCATCGGACCTTCGGACCGATCCCCCCCAAGGACTATGTGGTTGATGGCTTTCTAGCCAAAGGGGAGGTTTCATGCTTCTTCGGTGAGCCGGGGGCGACCAAGAGCACCATCGCTCTAGATATTGCGTGCCATGTTGCCAGCGGTCTTCCTTGGATGGGGAGGGGAGCCGGAATGTACTGTGAGGCCTACAGAGACTTTCTGCCCACTTGGTTGCCCGCTGATGTCCTCTACATAGCACTCGAGCGCGCCGACCAAGTTCAGCGCCGCGTTGAGGCCTTCACTGATGAGCACGATCTGAAAAAGCCAATGAGGCTCGCTATCTATGATGGTGAGCTGGATTTTGTTGGGGACGAATCTGACCGGCTCACGCAGATTGTTTTTGATGTAGAGGAACAATCCTGCAAGGTTGAGCATCCGGCCGATGAGGACGGGTTCAACGTTGATCTCATCATCATAGACACGCTTTCCCGAACATTCGGAAGCGGCTCAGATAGCGGCGGCGAAGAAACGGCTAAGGTTGCCCGTCACCTACAGCGAACATTAAGATGGACCGGCGCGCACATTCTACTAGTTCACCACACGCCAATTGGCGATGACAGCCGTCTGCGCGGGCACGGCAACTTGCTGGCCGCATTTGACCAGACCGTGCGCGTTCAGAAGCTCAAGGGCGGCTCGCTGGCTACGGTTCAGAAGGACAATGACGTTGCCGAAGACCAGAAGCCAAAATTTGCCTACGGCATCAAAAGCCGGGTTGTTCAGGTCGATGAGCGCAGCGGCCGAGAAATTACGGCATCAGTGGTTGTCCCGCTAGAACTGGATCAGGTTAAGCAAAAGCTGCCGAAGGCAACCAAAGCGGCAAAGGTGGCGAAGGGTCCCTCAGCGACACGGAGCGAACAGCCGGTGCTTGATGCATTGATTTCGCTTGGCAGGCCAGTGACGGAGGCTGAATGGCGCGAGGCGTTTGATGCGGCCAAGGAAGACGGGGTGACCGCCGGCGCGCACCGAAACAAGTTTTGGCGGGGGCGGCCAAATTTGGTGAGCAAGGGAATCGTCACAGAAAAAGATGGGCTGTTCAGCGTCACAGATTTCAATGCGTCACAAGAAAATCTGTGACGCTGATTTTATGATGTGACGCTTTCTAACTGGGTTAGGGCGACAACGCGTCACAAACGTCACAGTTACACCCACACTCTTTAGAGTGGGGGTAATGTAACGTGACGCTTTGTACGCTTCGCCCAGTCGAGCCGAGGATATGAAGATGGATTATGATGAAGTTTATGATGCGGTGAAAAGCGCGTGCGAAGACACTTTGAAGAAAGATGCCTTAGAGGAAGATAATTCCGAAACGCCGAAGAGCATTTTCCCCATCAAGCCGTTTTCGGCAATGGATATTGACGACAACCCGGTGGAGGTTGTTGGGGTAGCTTGCATGGGCGATTGGTTCGAATTCATAGTGATGAAGCGCCACCCTGATGAGGGC